AGAGCTGCTAAATCACAATTTACACAAGGAATGATAGGATTAGGAATGAATGCTTTAGCACCAGGCCTAGGTGGATTAATGGGTATGACAGGATTGCAAAATGCTCAAAATCCATATACTGGAGGAACAGGTGGATTTACTCCTTTTCAAGCTTTTAGATATGGATATTTACCAGAAAGGACATTTGAATGATTGGATTAGCAACAGGACCAGGAGCTTTATTTGGATATTTAAATAATGCATTTAGTAGAGCTAATAATGCTACTCAAAGAATGTTTGATAACAGAGATACTTTAGAAGATCAAAGAATGAGAAGTATTGCTGGTGATCTTACTTTTGAACCTGCTACTATAACTCCATATGAAGTTGCTATAGATAATTCTAAAAATGTAACAGATGAAGGTTTTGATATAAATGCAACTGTTCCAGTTGGTAGTAATAATAATGATACTGAATTAGGCAATGCTATGGCTGATTTTGCTTATGGTGTAGCTGGTAGAGAAGAAGACAATCCATTTAATAATATTCCTGTTGCAACAGAAGATCAAGCAGAACCAATGACTGTTACAAGATATAGAGCTGAAGGCGGAGATATGCCTTTAAATCCAACAGAGTATAGAGAAAGAATAGCTCAAAATTATTCTTCAACTTATGGCATACCTATAGGATTAGCTAGACAAAGAGTAGATGAGTCTGGTATTTTTACTAAAGGAAGATTTATGGATTCAGTAGAAAGACCTCAACTAGAATTATCAAATCAAATTGGTGAAATATTAAGAGATCAAACTTTTCAACAACCTGATGAAATAGAAAATTTTATGATAAATTCTGGATTATTAAATTTAGCATTAAGAACAGGTCCTTATGGACAAAAATTAATACCACGTTACCCTCAATTTACTTTTGATTTAGGAAATGAGGATTATTCAAACATTATTTACGGAGAATAGAATGGCTTACGAAACAATAGCAAATATACCAATGATGAGTTCTTCACCTGAAGAAAGATTACTTTATAAACAATTAGAAGCTAGTGCTAAAAAGAAAAGAAATTTAGCTCTTATGCTAAAAGATTATAGAAAAAATCCTAGTAAGTATGGACCTGATCAAAGATTGTTTTTAGAACAACAAGCAATGGAAGCTGGGTTACCTATGCCTGATACTAAAATTAATCCTTTAAAAGCAGTTGCAAAAGGAGGAGCTGCTGCATTGGATACTGCATTGTTTGGTTTGCTACCGAATGAATTATATACTCCATTAAATCAAGCTGAAAGAATAGCTACTGGTATAGGTGGTGTAGGAGGTGCTTTTGTTGGTGGTCCTGCAGCTTTGGGAAGGCTTGCTTTAAGAGGTGTGTCTGGGCTACCTAGAATAATGAGAGGTGGTTTAATGCAAGGTATGGGACAAAGTGGATATAGAAATCTTGCTCAAAGAGGTGGTTTATTAAATATGCTTGGTGGTAGAGGTAGTAGAAATAATTTTATGAATAGAGAACGTATACCTACAGTTACAGGAGAAGTTGTAAATCCAGGAGCAGCGTTAGCAGGTACTAGAGCAGCAGCGACTATGGGTCAAAGAGCTATTCCTGCATTAAAAGCAAGTGAAGTTAAATTGTTAAATAAAATGAGATCAGGAGTTGATTTAAGAGCAAGTGAATTAGAACAATTATCTAAATCTACAAATCCATTAATGCAACAATTATTTAATCAAATAAGATTTCCACAAACAAGAGGACAATTAGGTGGATTATTAGGACAAGCTACTAGTGGAGGAAGAATGTTGCCTGCAGCAGGACAACAAGTATCCTTATTCTAATGAATGAAAGATTATCAAAACCCAAGTGAAGATTATTCGTTTAAACCTGTATATACTGCAGATTTAACTAATCGTTTACTACAAAACTACAAACAAAATCCTCAAAAATTTAATGATAATTTAGTTTCACAACTAGAGAGTCATGCTAAGCATTATAATATTAATTTTAATAGAGATGAGCAATACGAAGACTTTGATCTGTTAAATACTGTAAAACAAGTTGGTACTGGTTTTGTATCAGGTTTTACTACTTTAAATTATGGTGAACCTCCAAAGAATCCTTATGAAAATATAGCTAATAGTTTAGGACATTTATTAGGATTTGTAGGGTGGGTACCTGGAGCGTCTGCTAAAAGTGGTATAGCTGCAATGAGAGCATTAGCTTTATTAAAAAACAGGTCTCTTCCTATGTTAGTAGCTGGTAAATTAACTAAGCCTGCTAGTGAATTAGGCTCTAAAATGGTTTCTGCTGCAGTAGGTAAAAGAGGTGAAGCAGGTTCTTTAGCATCTAAATTATTATACAATGATACAGCAAGAGATGCTGTTGAAGGTGCATTTCATTTAGGAGCTGCATCTGCAGTATCATCTTGGACTTATGGAGTTGATGCTATGGTAGATTCTGCTGTTCATGGTGGAATTGCAGGTGGTGCATTTAGAGGTATAGGTAATTTATTAAAGTCTCCTATTCCTACTGAAAATAAACTAGCAGAAGATGCATTAGGTTCTATTGCTGGTGCTTTATTTCAAGGGTTACCTTCTACTATAAGAGGTGCTACTGCTCCTGAACAAATATACGAATATTTATTAGGTGCATATTTTGGATTTAATGAATCACCTTCATCTAGAAGAACTGCTTTAAAATATAGATATGAAGAGTTAGGTAAAGAACCTACTCCTGATGCTATGGAAGCTAAGTTGCAAAAAGATTTAGCTACAAAAGATTGGTCTCCAGAAACTAAAACTGTAGTTGAAAAATATGCTAGAATGACTACACAAAATTTACAATCAGATCCACAAGTACAAACTATGATGAGAGATTTGATAAAAACTTATGGAGAAGATCATCCTGACATTAAAAAGACTCTAGAAGAAGGTTTTAGAGCTAAAGAAGGTAGATACCCTACTGAGCAAGAATTAAAGCGTGAGGCTGAATTTTACAAGCAAGAAGAGTCTATTGAAACTAGAGTAGAAAAGATAGAAGAAAAAGCTAAAGAAGAAAATGTAGAAGCTAATGATCCAGGGATTTCTATTGATGTACCAGAATCTTTAAAAAGATGGTCTGATACTAGATTAGATTATCTTTGGAAAAACGAACAAGGCATAGAAGATTTAAATACTAAAAAGGTTGTTGTAGAATCTTTAAATAAAAAGCTTGCTGATAAAGTTAAAAACAAAGACATGGATGTCAATGAAATGACTGAATGGTTAAAGCGAGAACTTAATTATAATGTAGATGATTTTCCTGAAGCTGGAGAAAGAAATTTTTTTAGAAATTATTTAAAAAGAAGAGTGCAAGAAAAGAATATACCTATTATGTCTCCTACTATTGAGTATGATACTAAACCTGTAGGAACTATAGGTCGGTTTCAAGTAGGAACAATATCTGGTATAAAGAATTATTCTGGTATAGAATTAACTGGTTTTAACCCTCAAAATGCTGCTGGTAACAGAAAATCTATTAAAGGTGAAATATACGATATAGAAAATGTATATAATGAATTAACTGGTAATAAAATAGATTTTGAAAATAACAAACAAAGACCTATAAGAAGAATAGATGATTTAGTTTGGACTGATGGAGGAGTTAAAAAACAAGGTAGTTTATTAAAGTATATGGATTTTGTTGAAAGAAGAAACTATGATACTTATAGAGAAATAGGCATTAAAGAAGTAGAAGCTAAAGATTTATCTAGAAAAGATGCTGAAGTAGAATACAATAGACTTGTTGGCACTATACATGAAGATATGAATACAAAAGGTTTTTATGATTATAGTGGTAGAGGTGATCAAGACGTAATGAATTATGTTAGATTTCATCCTAATGCTAGTAAAAAGAAAAGTAAATCTATCGTAAATCAATATGCTATAGCTAATAAAATACCTTTAAAGAAAATAGCAGAGGAAAGAAAAAGATATATAAATAATTACAAAGGTGAAATAAAAAATCCTGGTCAATTATTTGACAGGTCTTTTGCATCTAATATTCTTTATGAGTTATCTTTAAATGGTTTTGATCCTGTTAGAAAAAATTATGGAATTATTAAAGATTTAGCTAATAAAGGAGATAGTTTTATTACTAATCCTATTGCATTTAACAAAAGACAGCAGATCAATTTAACAAATGCTGTACCTTTAGAAGCTGAATTTATAACTAATTCTGTTCCAGATGTAATTGATGGCAATTTAAAGACTATTATATTAAAAACTGTTGATGATTTGCCTAGTAATTTAAGAAAAAAGCCTTGGGAAAGAAACAATGTTGATTATATAGAATCTGATGATGGTGGATCATTAACAAGAAGAGATGTTTTAAATGCATTTAATGCAGAACAAGGTCAATATTATGCTAACAATCCTTCTGGTCATCATAAAAATTTTGCTGTATCAAGAGCTAAAGATCAAGGATTATTACTTGTAAAGCATGAATCTAAAGATGCTGGTACATTATTAAGTAAAGCTATGCAAGATTTAGGTATTCATCAAATGTATACTACTACTGGTGCTAAACAATATGGAACAAGAAAACCTGTATTCGCTGAGTTAGTAAATAATAAATTAGAATTTTTTGATTATGTGAATGGCAAAAAGACTCCTGTTGATTATAAAAATTATATGTTTGATGTGAATGCTAAAGATATACGAACAGTAATGTCTGAAACAGCTAGTGAATCTATGATAAAAGATAAAAGAATGATTAAGCAGCTACCTGCTAATTTATCTCCATTAAACAAAGGATTTACTCCAGAGATAGCTGAAAGCTGGTTTAACGATTATAATCTTAGAGGATTTAATGGAACATCAGAATACAATGCAAAATTAGATAAATATTTAACTACTAAAAACGAAAAAATGATTGACGATTTAGTATTTAATATGGAAAAAATAAGCACTCCTAAAGTGTTAGAAGTTATTAGTACGCCTGGCAATACTAAGTTGCAAGTTAGATTTTATGAAAAAATGTTAGATATAGCTAAAGAATCTGATAGATTAGATTTACAAGGTGGTACTACTAGCGTAGAAAGATTTGCAGAAGCTACTAAAGATTTAAATGATTTTAGATCTGTTACAGATAGAAATTTAAGATTAGCAGAAAACAATATAGCAGTTATACTTGCTAAGCCTAATAATAAATATAGAGAAACTGTTCTTAAAAAGTATCTTGTTCACCAGATAACCAGACCTGTTGTTCCTAATTCTTTTAGTGGTAAGCTTGATATATTTGATTTAGAATTACAACAAAATCCTATAACAAAGCGATTGAATACTGAAAAAGACGTTATACTTTTGCATGATGGTAATAAAAAGAAACCTATTAACTATGATGATTTACCTACTACTTATAAAGATGGATCTGTTATCGGGAAAGGTGTTCTTGATTTAATAAAAAGAAATAAAACTTTAGGTGAATTATGGGATTATAGAAATTCTGCAAATCCTAAAACTAAAGAAATTATAGATAATTTTGTAGAACAAATAGTAGTAAGAGTACCATTAGACTCAACATCTGGTGCTGTAGTATTAAAATTTAAAGGGTTTACAGGTAGACAAGGGTTTGGTGGAATTGTGCATTCAGAAGCTATGGGCAAACTTGGTGGTGCTGACTCTGATGGTGATAAATTTATTAGTTATATGAATGCTAAAAGTAAGTATAAAAAACTTATAAAAGAGAATGCTGATGAATTTGTTAGGTATTACAAGAAAAGTGAATATGATTCTGGTAAAATAAAAACAGAACTTACTGCAGAAGAATTTGCTAAAGTTAAAAATAAAGACGATTATTACCCTGCTGTTATGGATAATAAAAGAAAACATAGAAGCAAATTTACTTTAACAAAAGAAGAAGTAGGTGGTCCTGATAGAACTGATAGCGATTTAATACATAGTCCTTTACATAGAAGGGAAATATCTAATACAGCAGCAGAAGGTCGTAACTCTTTAGGTCCTGCTGTTGTTAATAAACAAAATCTTATATCTGCTTATACTGATATGCCTAATACTATAGAATATAGTGCTGGAGGTCAAAATCCTAAATGGGAATTTACTATAAGTAAAAAGAATAGTCCTAAAGAAATAGCAGAAGCTAAAGAAATATTAAGAACATCTATTGCTATACCATCAGATCCATTAGATGAAATTGGTATAAAAAGAAGAGAAGCTTACTATTCTAGTATGTTTGATTCTTTATTTAAAGTAGATATTTATTTAAAAAATGGTAAGCCACAATCAACAAGACCAGAAAAAATTCCTAATTGGATTAAGTTTAAAGTTATATCTCCTTATTCTAAATTAAATTCTATTATATATGGTAAAAATTATATGACAGGTAAGCAATGGAATTATGCTGAATATAGAAATGGATTAGATGTAGCAAATCAAATGGGTATAGGCAACCAGTCTGCTATAGGTAAAATTGGAAAAGAATTAACCAAAGTTCATTTTAATGATGGTTTAAGAAAAAGAGTTAATACTAATGAAGTTGTAGAAGCTTATAAAAAATACGATGCTAATCAAAAACAGTATTATGATGTAGCTAAAGCTATAGGTAGAGCTGGATTCCCTATAAGATTAAACCCTGCTACTAATGATATATTTTTTAATCATCGTAATTTAGATGTTTTAAATAAAGACGGTAAATTATTTAAAGCTAAATATGAAAATAGTCAAAATGAAGTTAAGTTTGGTGAAGAATTATTTTCTAATGATTTACATAATATGGCTGGATTCAATGCTTTTATTAAATACTGGAAAGATGTGCCTGGTGCCAAGTTAAAAGAAATGGGCAATAAAGTTAAAGAAATATCTGATAGGTCTTTAGAGTATAGATTAGATGCTGAAGATGCTATGATTTATAAAATTAAATTTAACAATCAAGTTATGGAAGGAATAAATAAAAGAGTACTTGATAATTTAGAGGCTAAAGCTCAAGCTAAAAATGTACCATTTGAAATATTGTCTCAATCAACAAGAGAGAAAACAAGCTCTATGTATACACAAAGAGAAATAGATGCTGATATTGCTAAATACAAAGCAAAATTAAATGATACAGAAAAAATGGCATTTGATGGGCTATTGCTTAGTGGCTTTAAAACAGGTATGCATAATAAAGTAGATAGATTTTATGACCTTTTAAACAAAAGAAATATGCTAACAGATAAAGAACTTGTTGAATTTGAAAGTTTAAAAGACGATGTATATCATACGTCTGCTGGTAATTTAGGATTTGCTAGTAGATCAGTATCTGATGCTGCTATAAAAGAATTTTGGAGCGAATATAATAAATCTTTTGACAGCATGACAAAGCCAATGACTGAAGGTTTAAAATCAGAAATAGATGATGTTGCTAAAAACATTACTAAAACTGAAGTTGAAATTGACAAAGCAAAGCAAGAAGTAGATTTAAATGAAACATACGAATCTAAACTATCTAGGTTAAGAACTTTAGATAAAATACCAGGATTTAGAAGGTTATTTGAAAATGAAAAGCTAGGTAAAGTAAAGCTTACAAACGAAAATCAAAGACTATTAGATGAATTAAACCAAAATTTAGGAGAATATGGTAATAGTATTGGCATAAAATTAGAAGGATTAATTAGAGATTTGTTTCAAAAAAGTCCTGATGCATTAACTATTGAAGAGGTTAGATCATTTAACGAGCTTTTAAAAACTAGAAAAAGCGGTAAAAGTTTAGGCTGGTTACAAAGAAGATTTACTAAATGGATGAATGGAGATCCTAAACTTAATGGTTATTTTTACCATCAATTTCCTAGAACTGTAGATAAAGCGTGGCTAAAAAACGATATGCAATTAGTAGAGCGTATAGGTTGGTATTTTGAGCCAGGCAAGAAACTACCATCAGAAGGTATAATATTTGAACCTAGTCATGTTATTGGTCAAAGTCAATTTGCTACTAGTAATTTAGGTGATATGGCTTCTGATGTTAAAAGACAAATAGAAAATAGAGTTAGAGATAATTTAAAATATTTAAACTCTATCAAAGAAGGTCCTGAATTGCACGAATTAGCCGTTTATATTAGAGAATTACCTGAAGGTATAAGACTTTATGAGGCTAAAGATTACGCCAGTGCTACTGCTTATGGTGTTAGGAATGGTAAATTAGAACCTAAAATATCTAAAAGAGTGCAAGAGCTTGGCAATAAAAAGTTTGCAATACTTGAAGGAGCTAAGCGTAAAGAAATGACTGGCTATGAAATTATAGATAAAATAAATAAGTTTTGGGATAAAGAATTATCTGATACATATAAAAATTGGATCAAATCTAATGAAAAAGATATAGCTAATTTTGTATCTATGGAAAAAGATGGTAGAGAAAAAGCTGATGTAAATAAGTTTGTAGTATCTATTATGGATGCTATAAAAGAAAACAAGCCTGTACATGAAGCTATTAAAATAGGTGGAGATGGCATGAGAAGAATGTCTATCTTTACACAAATGCAGTTAGCTAGAAATCCTGAAGCTAAAATTGCTTTATCTAAAAAGTTAAGCAGTACTGAAACTCCATATAGAAAATATTATTGGCCGCATAGAAATTATGATCCAGCTGTTATAGAAAAAGTGTTAAAAGAACGAATGCAAAAGTTAAAAGAAACACCTTTAAACCAAGAAGCAGATAGAGAAGCTATTATTAATGAAGCAGCTAATTTAGCTTTTAGAATGAAAACTGTATCAGATGATTATAATTTAGATGTATATAAAGATTGGTCTTTGTTTGAACAAGTTTCTAGCAAAGTAAAAGAAAAATCTAAAGACAAACTTAGATATGAAACAGCTAATATAAGATCTGGTCACACACAATCAAGAGATTTACATATATCTGGTTATGATAGAAGTCCTACAGCTGCTGAAAATTATATAAAAAGCATAGTTGATTCTTATTATCAGAATGCTACACAAATTATTAATAGAAAAATTATAGATCAATTTGAATTGACTCATCTTAAAAAGTATACTAATAAAGATGGCTCCATAAAAGATAAAGATGGGTATGATAATATAAAAGCTTGGACTGATTTCTTTAAACTTTATGCAAATAGATCAATGGGTTATCCAGAAGCAATTCCAGATTATATTGCTAATAATCCTAAAATGAAAATTAAAGGCACTCCTTATCATTGGTTTGCCGATTCTACTGTTAAAAATAGGATAAATAAAATAAGTGAAAAATTAGGGCTTAAAAAGAACGAATTACCTCCAGAGCTAGATGAGGCCCTTTCTTATAGAAAACTCCGTAATTGGACTAATATGGAAGCTAAATTCCAATTAGCTACGCTTCTTGCTCACCCTAAAACAGCTGTTGCTAATATTTTTGGTGGTAGCACTATGACAATACAATCTACTGGCATTAGACATTGGAATAAAGTAAGAGATATAGATTGGCTTAAAACTAATATTAATGAAACATTTACATCTAAGCAAAAAATATACGATTGGGTTGAAAGTTTAGGAGTTGTTGAAGAATTTTTAAGAAAAGAAATAGGTCTTACTGGAGCAGCTAGAAACAAAAAAGTATCTGATGGTTTAGAAAAGCTTATTAAAAAGATAAAAAATGATCCTGAAGTTTCTGATAAAACATTAAAGAAAATCTGGAGAGAGTCTGGATTATCTGATAGTTTGTTTGAAAAAGGCGCTTATTTTATGAGAATTTCTGAAAGAAAATTAAGAAAAGATGCTTTTATGGCTCATTATTTACAAGCTGTAGATATATTTAAAGGTGCCATAACAGATCCTAAGCATCCATTTTTAATATGGTGGGCTAAACGAGGTGTAAAAGATACTCAATTTTTATATAATGCAGCTAGTAGACCTGCTTTTGCATCTAGTGCATTGGGTAAAGTTATGTCAAGATTTCAATTGTGGGCTGCTAATTCTGTAGCGTTTAGAAGAATGGTATATACTGAAGCTAAAGAAAGAGGATTTGCTAGAGGTACTCGTGAATATAAAAGACTAGAAAGAACTTTACAAATAGATATGATGTTATTTGCTTTGGCTAATACATTTGCTTATAGTTTGTTTGAAAATACTTTACCTGCTCCTTTAAACTGGTTCCAAGATTTATCAGATTGGATGTTTGGGGATGAGAAAGAGAGAGATAGAGCATTTTTTGGAGCTTATCCTTCTACCATAGCTCCATTGCAAATGGTTACTCCTCCAGCATTAAGATTATTGCCTCCTACTATAAAAGGTTTAGTAGACGATGATTGGGGAAGAATGTCTGAATATTATTTATGGACTATGATTCCATTTGGTAGGTTAGCTAGAGATGTTAAAATATCAGTAGAAAATCCTATGCAAATAGTTGAAAGAACTACAGGATTCCCTTATGTTAACTTACATAGATATTTAAAAGGGCAAAGAGATGAAACTCCTCCAGGCGAAGGATAAAACCTGAAGGAGTATATAGGTTTACTTACCTATTAACATCTCAACTATTTCCTTAAACTTTTCTAAATCAGTTTTAGGTTTTTTTCTTGGTCTACCACGTTTTCTTTTTTTCATCAGATTCCCCACTTACTAAACGCTTTTAACATAACCTTTTTTAATTTATATGGATCACACCATCTTTTTGATGACATATGAGCCATCCAATCATAACGTTCTTCCCTTGTTAAACAAGTTCTTTTATCTATATGATAAAATTCATGTCCTTTAGGATTGTAAAATACAATGTAATTTCCTTTTACATCCATAGTTATACCATCTGTAGGAAGTTTCATATTTATTAATTCATTTCCTGATATAACTTTAAAGCTTTTTTCTGCTTCCAAAACATTCTCCTTTCTATATTTGTTGAAATGTTCTACTGCTTTTTTACTAGCCCATTCTGGATTAGTATCTGGTTGATTAATTAAAATTTCTAATATTGATTCTGCATTAGAAATTCTATCTATTAATTTATCTATTAACTCATTTGACATCTGGTCTCCTTTAAAATATATACCTTATTTCTTGCCAAGGTATTTGTTTATTATGATTTTCTAAGAATTTATTTATATACATACGTTTTGCTTGGTATCTATATCTAATATTTACACCACCATATTGTGATATTTTTCTTTCTTGTAATCTAGGTTCCCATAAAAAGCCTTCTCCTTTAACATTGTGTATTATGTTATATTCATGCATTTTCTCATTATGTGTTAAAAATATGCATTCTGCTTTTACATAAGGCTTTATGCTTGGGTCTACTATTTTATCTACTAATTTAAATAAATCTCTATAATCTTCTTTATGATTGTCATACATTATTATTGGAGAATAATTTATATGCACATCATATCCAGCTTCATAGAAATCATTTATTGCTTTTATTCTATCTACAATTTTACTTGTACCAGGCTCTAATTTGTCTGATAATGATTGTGGCATAAGACTAAATCTTATTCTAATCTTTCTGTTAGGATCATAATTTAACAAATCTTTGTTTACATATTTTGTAGCAGCTGTACCCATAGCTTTTTCGTGGTATTTAAAGTAATCAAATATTAAATACCAATTATGGTAATCAGCATGCAATACAAAATCTTCGTTACAACTAAAATCATATGTATAATACTCTTCATGTGTTTGATTAGGCTCTTTAGGCCAAGACAATCCTTCACAATGTTTTTCTATAGCTATTAATAAATCTTCAGGGTTTTTAGCTATTGTTAACCCAGAAGGTAAATGTCTTCTCATATAGCAATAAGAGCATTTATACATACATCCAAAGCCAAAACTTGGCGTTATATAATCACTGCTTCTACCAGATTCTCTGATAATCATAGCCTTTCTATTTACATATCTCATTATTTTATCCTTTTTGTTTTTGACCAATTTTTTTTGCCTGTCTCTCTTTGAGCGCATTTTTCACAAATAATTAGGTCGGTTTTGTAATCTTTAGGGTATAAATTTTTAAACAATAATACATATTGATAGGCATGTTTTCCTGTGTATTTACTACAAGTATCACATTGTTTATTTATATATCCTAAATATTTTATCATTTAATTATAAAGCAGGCAGCTTATTGAAAGTGTGCGAATGCACTTGTGTAGCGTTCATTCAAGGCGATAAAAGGAGCGTGCCTGCTTTAATTTTAATAATCGTACTTTATATGATTGTTAATCAAAAAGTTTCTAATCCACCAACATCTACCATTGTCAGATGCCATATCAGCCATCTTTAATAATCTTTGATGTGTAGTGTATTTATGGTAAGGTTTAGTATATATATACGGCTTTCTTTCTTTATGAATCTTTACTCCGCTTTTAGCCACCTTACTCATTTTGGTTAATGTTATCATTTATAATTGTCTCCTTTCGATAACTTTCTTAATATATATTTCTGCATTTCTTTTGGTTGACGTTTTATCCATTTTAATAATCGTTTAAAATCTTTATCAGATAAGTTTCCTTTTCTAGTATTACATCTTCTACATATTAATTGAAGATTGTCTGGAGTGCTATCCCCACCGTGTGAAATAGGGTGTATATGATCACAAACAATATTAGACACTGTAAGAGTAACGTTACAATAGCAACAATTTTTGCCATAAGATTTATGTAAAATCTCTCTAATTTGTTCCAAAGTAATTTTAAATACGGTATCATAATCTCTGCTCCTTCTTTTTAATGATGTTCTAAGATTGGAAGATTTTTTCATTATTTTATGGAAAATTCTTTTCCAGTGATTCTTATGCAATCGCATTAGCTTACGTTTGAATCGACTTTCCCAGTATTTTGTTATTTTATTAGCCATATTTAAAGACAGAGGAAGGTACGCTGTGCCTCCCTCTATCTAAAAATTACACAATAACTATCTATATATACAAGATATATTAATGTATTCTAAGATTCGGCATATGTAGTATATACCTTTACTTTATCGTACTTACTAAAAGTTATAGTAAATCCAAAATTAAATAAAGTTATATTCATCATTATGAAAGAACCATTATCGTCTGATGATTTCATAATACCAAATATTAGTTTTTTGAAAAAGGTTAGTTCTATTGAGTTATTACTTTTATTTATTTTTATCAACTTCTTCTTACCCTTTCTACAAGAGATATTTTAAGACCAGGTATTTCTTTCCCTTGTTTATGTGCTTCAATGGCATCTTTTCGAGCTAACTTTCTATCAATATCTTCAACCATTTTGATTTTTAAGTAGTCTTTTGGACATTCTATTTCATTAACATCTACAGGTCCATATGTTTCATATAGTTTATATTTAGCTGTATTTGTTTCGAATACACCATCCTTTCCTACTTCTTTAATTACGACAGGTAGTATGTAATTATTAAAATACTTTTTAGCATTTTCTATAGCTTTTTTTCGTTTTCTTAATCGTGTTATTTCCTTTGATATCAGATCTTCTTCAGCTTTTACTAATGCTAATTTTTTATCCATTTCCATTACTACTATATCTACTTTATCTATTTTTTGTCGTATTTCTTTTTTTATTTCCTGTAACGCTAAATCACATTCTCTCCTTTCTTCTACTGATTCAGCGTACTCTCTTTTAATTTCTATGTCAATATGCTTACCTACAAGATCTTTTGTAGTTGCCATTATGACGCTCCATTCATATGATTATTATAAGCTTCATCTTCTATTATAGCTGTTAAAATATCATATTTAACTTGGCTTTTTATAGACCTCATTTGATTTTTAGCTCTTTCTTTAATAATCATATACTCATCTTCTGTAAATGATATATTTACATTATGCTGTTTGTTGTTTGGCATTTACTCTCCTTAATCTAAATGACGGTGTCCATTCAAGTTCTATATCTTCAAATAAATCACCATCGCTATTTTTATACATACTAACTTTCTTAATCTTTGAATCAGATTGACCATTTATACCGATAACTTTTCTTGATGCATTTTCTATAGCACCTGAACCTTTACCAGCATATAAATCAAGAACTTTGTTACGAGAATAATCTCTTGCTACTTGAGATATTTGTATAACTATTATATCCATGTTAACAGCCATGCTACTTAATGAATGCGAAATATATCTAATTTGTTCGTATTCACCTTTGTATGCTACTGGTGTTTGCATTAAATCTATATAGTCTATTACAACACATTTAGGCTGTATTTCTCTAACTTTGTCTCTTACTTGATCTATTGTAGGTGATATGGTTTGTATAACTAAATGATCTAACTTATCTTTGTTTCGCTCATACGTTGTATCAAAAGATTTGTTAACTTCCCATTTAGATTTACCTGATACAATTTGCATATTACGTCTATGCATATACCAATCTGACAACTCTAACGATAAAAATAATGTAGGCATTGTAGGGCCATCTATTTCATCTGTCATAGTATTATAACCTAATGCTATATTTTGCGCTAAAGTTGTTTTATTTGCACCTGTTGGTCCAAAAATTGTAACTAACTCGCCAGGATATATATTTAAATCTTTGTCGTGTATACCTAATGTATGACCAAGATTAAATGTTTTACCTGTAAAGTCTGTTGTCAATCTTTTAACTAATTCACCTTGCAACTCTTCTGCTGATTTTATATCCACAAGATAATCCTTCCTTTTAAAATATATGCATTTAGTATGACATACTTCTTTTAGCAAGGAATCGTTGCATCCATAACAATATTGTCCTCTATAAACAGATTCTACTTGTTGTAGTATTTTTTCTTCTTCAAGACTATTATTGTTCCATTCTAGCAGTGCTGCTTTTGTTGCTTTTGAGGGTATGCCATTACGTCTAAAATGACTAGCTATTCTAAGCAAAGTATTATGTCTGGTGCCTTGTTGTGGTCCTCTTTTATACAAAGTTTGTACACAAGGTACAACCGTATTTGGTTCTCTAACTTGTGATAACTCTCTTGTTGAAGGAACTGATTTTTGAATGTATTTTTTAAGTTCACCATTAGCTTCTAAAGCGCCATATTGAAAATCATTTCTAGGAGTTTCTGCTAACTTATGTATATCTTTATAAGACAATTGCATTAATTCTGCTATTGTAATAGGTATTTTATACATTCCTGTTTTATGATTTATTGTATGTGCAACTCTATAAATAGATGATCTCATATATACTGCAGGATCACATACACCATTCAAAACACCTTTCATTGTGTTTTTAACTATATAGGGCAAGTCTTTTGAATTATCAAAATCAAATAAATCTTCTGATAATAATATATGATAACCACTACCACTAAAGAATGGTTGCATAGCATAATCAGGTACATCATAATCTGTCATAAGTGTATTGCATACATCTATAGCATTTCTTAATGTCTGATCGTGACTATTGTCTTGTTTATCAATATCAACAAGTAAATGTCCTATGTATCTTGTTCCAAAATAATCTTTTATACTACCTATCTTTCTCATATGTGTATAAACTTCTTTATCATATAGATAATGTGAACGATACAAAGCTCTATTTTCTTGTTTTGCTTGCTCTAATACATTAGGCAATTGAGTTAAAGGTATGAGCGTCCCCCTTGACGAGGGATGCCCATACGCTATTTCAATTAACTTTTCCACTATAGTTGATTAACTACGCTTCCTTCAACATTATTTGGAGTTCCTGTTTGCACTTTATCTGCTCCCATAACACCATTAACTTGATCTGGACTAGCTTCTTTAATAAAGTTATTTTTCTTTAAATACTCTATTCTATCTTTTATAAAAGCCATTCCTTCATTCGTGTTTCTTTGAATGTAATGATGTATTTTTGTGTAGATTTGAGCTTGATTAGGTTGCTTTGGTGCTTCTCTGTAAATATAACCTAATAAGTTCATTTCAGGATCATCAATAGGTCCAGGCGATAATTTATCATTTAATACTTCGCCTATATTATTGATTATGTTGCCATCTGCATCTTCAAATTGACCTTTAGCATTGACACCACCATCAAATCCTATAATATCAAATACATGATACATTCTTTTTAAGAAACTTGATTCTTTTAATGTTCCATCTAACTCTTTATCAAAAGAACCAGCAAGATACATTGTTCTTGGGTATTGACTACCTTCTATCTTCATTTCAAATGCAAGATATAAATCAGCCCATTCATAGTTATCAGTTTTATCTGTAACTGAATGAATACCCATTTGTTTGTATCCTAACCAATCACCACTACTACTACTATCTTTTGCTTCTGGTTTAAATAAAGCCATATTTTACTTCTCCTTGTATTTAGTTATTTCGTTTACTATTTCTTTATAGTCAAAAGGTAAATCTTTTTGAGCTAATGGTTTTAACCTACTACCGACAGTTCTTTCGTCATATGATTTAAATGATATCATATAATTATCAGAATCTTTTTCTACAGTAGTATAACCTATAACATCTGCTTTAGCAGTTAAACTATAAGCAAGTCCTCTAGGTAGTTCTGGTGATAACTGAGCTTTTCCGTCTGTTATCGTAGTAGTTTTGCTATGACTAATAAGAACTAGGTTACCACCTACTTTCTTCATTAGTTTTTGCAATCTTACTATTATGTCTAGATTATTTCGTCTAGCCATCCCCCAATCTGTACCCCATTGGCCTTGACCCATAGCGTCTATTTCTAGCTCTTTGATTACTTTCTGTTCTATCCATTTGTTTATTTGATCAATTGTATCTACTACAACTGTATCATAAGGTAATTCATTCCACTTTGTTTCTAACCATTGTAGAATTTCTCCAAAAGAATATACTTCCATTGGTTTACCTTTGTTTTCACCACTTCTATAATAGTAACCTCTTTTATCAGGTGGTGTAACAACATATTGTGGTTGCCCATTCTTCAATACTTGTTTACCATCTTTTGTTAAAGGTTCTATTGGTTGATTTAAATCAGTAACTGTAACGGTGTTTGCACCTTCTACAAAATCACTGCCTAAATCAGTATCTATTAAAAGAACTCCATCACTACCTTTTGGACTCCACTTGGATGCTTGTGTTGTTTTGCCAGTCTTTGGCTGGCCTATTATATACCAAGTTATACCTCCAGGTAATGCTTTCCAATCGTTCTTTACCTTATTTACTTTAATATCCATAATACTCCTGTAATTATTATTTTAGGTTTATTTTAGGGACAGCAATCCCCTTATTGTAATACTTTTTGGGGATAAACTGATGTTAATATACAAATAAAATAGTATATTATCCTAATTGTATTATTTAATTTTTTCATAAATATGAGTTATGTTATTGCTGTTATCGTAACATTTTAAACAATCTATACAAGATCCAAAACAGTTAGTTTTATCATCTTGTTTGCTTTGAACAATAAATATTTTGTCAAAATGTTTTGGTAACTTACTATTTCCGTCTACATCTTCTTCTGAATAAACAAGGATTAAGTTTTTTGGTTTTCCTGTAGCTTTAATTGCTTTCCAGGCTAATGTTTTCCTTTTTGTCCATAATGCAAATGTAGTTTTAGGTGCAAGTCTGCATATTTTGAATAAATTAATAGTATGATTAAGGTTAATTAGTTCTCCGTGTGCAGAAAATCTTACATATAAAGCATTTGGTGGCTTTGGTAAGTATTCTGATGGGTGAACTTTTTTGCTTAAAAATTCTCCATACTTTCTAAATGCTGGATCAGCAGTTTTTCTAAAAGTTTTAAGCATGTTAATACTATAACAACTTCCGCAAATACTACCAGGTTTTTTACTCATAGCTTTGCAGAAGCTGTTATTTAGTGGAGATGTATTTAAGCCAGGGATACCTTTCAATTTACCTGTCATTATACTATATTTTACCATAGCATCTCCTTAATGAATTGTAAAGCCTCCTGAATCTCTACAAAAGTCTATAAAATCTAATAGATTGTCTACTGTAAGAGGGTAATTTTTATCAAAACCTTCTTCTTTAGCTCTTCTTTTTTCATAAATAACTATATCAGCAGTTATTTCATCTATTTTATCTAATAGTCTTGTATAGATTTTGCTAGCTTTTTTTGCACTTATAGCATAGCCATCATTCCATTCGCCAGCTTTTATGTCTTCTTCGTCTAATATATCAGAGCAATGTACAGTAATTAGTTTCCATAATGGTCTCCAATACCATACATTGTTTCTAAAATAATGACCTTTTTCTGTTTGTGGATCTAATCCATATATATCAAAACCCATTATGCTTTTCTCCTTATTATGTCATCGAGTTCTCTTAATGATTCAATAATACATTCAACATTAGCTTTTGCATTTTCTAGTTCAGCTTCTGCACTTTCTATAGAAGCTCTAGTATCTGCAACACTATTATCTATTATTGATTCTATATCATCAGTAAAATCTAATAGCTCTGTTTTATGGTAAGCTTCTAGATTCTTTATTGTTTGTTTAAGAACAATTATATCTTTTTCTAATGGCATGTTAAGCTCCTAACAATGGTACATCAGCACCTTTTAGTATTTTATTAACTTCTGACATTAAACCATCAAGCTCAGCTACTCCATGCAATTTATCACAAGCAGCTCTCTTCTTTTCTTCTAACTCTTTAATCATTTTACCTGATTTAGTTTCAGTTTCTTGAGCAAGAGCTGTTTGACTACAAACATATCTAAATGCCTTGTCTATATCACTATGAGAAGAGCCAGTATATATTGATGGCACTCCAGAGTCATATTTTCTTTTGCCTAAGTTATTTAAAAGCTCATCATAAACAGCTATTAAGCCTTGAGATAATAAATCATGTCGCTCTTTGACTTTCTTGTATTGAGCTAATGATTTATCTACTTTAAGAGTTTTTAAATATCTCTTGTATTCTGCTTCAGATAGTTTTTGAACATCTGATGCTCTTTGTTGTTTAAGTACAGCTATCTTTTCATCAATAGCATCTTCTATTCTTTTAACAAAGTATTTTCTTTGTTGTACACTTATTTTATTTGCCACTTTATTCTCCTTTATTTTATAAAACTGGTAATACTTCTTCAGTTTTGCTTGTTAAACATGTTAATACTCCACCATCATTACCCTCATCATCACATTGAGCAATAACTCTGGTACCATTATCTAAAAAGAATGTAATTGGTTTTTTATGCCAACCATACACATCACACTCTTCTTGTTCCATATATTCTACTTTGACTATTTGCCTACCAAGTAAAACATTTTCTGCTAATTTAGTCCATTTTTTGGTTAACTGTTTATTTGTCATGCTTTCTCCTTATGAGTTTGTATTTACCTATGTATAAATTTTCTTCTATATTAGCCATTTTTTCACATTGATCTAATTCACCATCTTGCCACAAATCTTCATCAGGTACTTCTTCCCAATTATTAAACTTTGACATTTTCTTCTCCTTTTGGATTTTTATGAAATAATATATAGTTTTTAGCTAATGTATTCCATACTATCATAAATGCTGTACCTACATAAAACTGATGTTTTTTAGGCAATGCATTTGTAATCATATCAACATATTCTTGTGCTTCTGCAAGAGTATTTCTTGATGAAAACAGATTATGTTCTTGAATATCTACATAAGGTAGTTCTTTAACTACTTTCATTAATTTATCTCTATCTTTACTCATTTTATCTCCTTGTGGATGATTGTGTACACTATAAATACAACGATAGCTAAATGCATCATTGATTCTGTTGTACTGGTTATTAAATAAATATATTCATATAGTTTATCACTCATTTTTTCTCCTAGTTATTATGAGAGCCTCACATATTCCTTTGCCAAGGCATCATCTACGAATCAGTTTGGACTTATTTACCCCTTCAGCAACTTCTGGTTTTTACACCTCTGTATCTGGAAGGGAGGACCAGTTATTGGCTCTCATAAATTACAGAGCAGGGCATACTGGCGTATTCATGTATGCTATTTAAAGAGAGCTACTCTTCCTTGCCACTCTGCTCTTTTGTACAAATTATTGAGACTACATTTGTCAAGCCTGGCATAGCCTTTTCTATCTTGATTAACATATACAGTCTGGTATAACGCCACCTAAAGAGGTAGTCTCAAATTATATTATGCTCCTCGTGCAATGACTTGTGTCTTGCATCTTTTGCATATAAATTTCCTTCTAAACAATTTTATTCCCCAATACTTCCTACATTTACATCTGATATGTTTATCTATATCCATCTATACTCCTTAAAATTTATCCCTGCCATAGTCTTTGTGTCAGAAAGATAATATCTATCACCAACTTTATCCAAAAAGCTCATGATTCTATTTACTATGGCAGGGCACTTACCATATTAACTCACCAGCATTTGTTATCACTCTCGTGTTGTCCTTCTGTCTATTGTTAATTTTATTTCCAGTTTGGATCTTGATCTTGCACTTGCGATGCTAACCATTCTAACTCTTCCATATCATCACAATAACATTTAGTGCTATTACAAGTTCTACATTTTAATACTATTTTCATTTCTTTAAAATATTCCCATACTTTACTCATGGCGACATATATCCTAATGATTCAATAGTATCTTTTTGTGCTTCCTGGCGTTTCTTCCATCTTTTACCTCGTGTTTCAGGATACATCTCTTGACACTTACGACTTGAACGCCTAATATTAGCAAGCGTAGATAATTTCTTTTCTTTCTTTAAAAGATAATAACTAGCTACTGATATGTTTTTAAAAGGTTTATCTCTATAACTTTCATATTCTTGCTTATGCACTAAATATTCTAATGTATCATAGCAATCAGCTGCTTTTGGATACTTTAGTATAATTGCTTTAACTTTATCTATTACTTTAACTTTCATTATAACTCCTATAAATAATTTGGTAGCAACACTACAATCATTGCTAACAAGGTTAATATTATTAAATCACTTAACATATTCGTATTTCCTATGAAATGCTATTGCTTCTGCATCTGTATTAAATAACTCTACTTTGCCTTTTCTTTTATAATAATAATCATCTAAAAACTCACTTGTTGTAAGATTAGATGCCATATATATCATATTCTGCTTTTCTTTGTTAAAGTTATTTAATCTTTTACCATCACGCCACCCATCCTTAAAGCTGTAGATGGCGTTTGCTAATACTTTACCTATTATTTTCATTATAATACTCCTGTTTTTAATTTAATAAATTGCATAAGAGACATATTACGCGCATCATATTTCTGAACGCGTCTTAATGTATCTTGTACTTCTAATAACCGCTTAAATCTTTCTTTACGAGCATTATCCATTTGAATGATAGCTTTCTTATGTATTGGTAATGCTTCAAAAATCTTTAACATTTCATTGCCTAAAAACTCTTTACCAAGTTCTTCGCCTGTGTTTACGTTTGATAGCTCTGCTAACTTTGCAAAACTTGCTAATACTGAATTAATATATTGTTGTACTTTATCCATAACTTTCTCCTAATATTGTGTGTGTAAAATGTATAAAAAGGTGAGCTAAACATTGTTAACCCACCTAATTATGTGTGTAATAAAGGAACATTGCTGTTCCTCTATGCTACTCGCTGAAGAGTGCTTTAACATCATCAACAGTTACCGAGGATGTGTACTTGCTCTCTGCAACGAAGATACCTGCTTTATGCACTTGAGTGGAAGCACCTGTAACATCAGGTTGGCTCCAAACAACAGGTTTGTAGTTGCAATAAAGTCCACAACGTCTTGCCTCTGCTTGAAGAGTATCAAGATGCTGTTGAGAGTCAACACCTGTAGCGTCCTTTGACTCTAACTTGAACCATTTATTCTTTGGGTCGGGACTGAGTTTTGCAACCTGAAGACCCAAAGATTCAAAAAGCTTGATAAATTTATCCATCATTTTTCTCCTTATATAAATTTTGAAAGGTTTTTGTTTGACATTGTTGTCAAAAATAGCAGGGGCGAGATGATAGTTGTACTCTACACGATTGAATTTCAACAGTTACCCAAGGGTGGCTCCCTAAAATTCAAGCGGGTAGGTAAGTAATGTATTGCTCACTCACATTCTACGGCAATTTTTTTGAAATTTTATTTTTTTTAGATTTTGACTTGATTCTAACCGCAAAAATCCTGTAAATTTTTACCACTATAAATTGCTTATGAGAATGGCAATACTAAATTGCTTTACAATAAACAGCAGATCTGCAAATAAGCAACTGCTAGTTACAATTGATAGTAGCAATTGCTAGAGGCAGTATTATAGAGGTCGGGAAATGCGCAAAAAAGAGTGTTATGTATACGATAACCATTAATCACAGGGATAAACCTGTAACCTACAATATATTAACATCGGCTGAAGCTATACAAGAGAACATAGCTTTTAAATACTGGAGAGAAGCAGACTCTGGTGACTATGCTGTGTCTGATGACGATGTAGTATCCAAACTAATAAAACGTACATCATACAAAAACGGTTCAACCTACTTTAGATTCCCCTGGGGGTACTGTATTTGCAAAGATGTAAATAAAAGTTTTAAATTATTTGCTGAAAATAGACAGACTAAACATACATTCACTGGTAAGCCTTGGCTAAAAGTCCATAAAAAGCAGTTATTAGGCGATATGTCAATGGTATATGCTATGACTCGTGACAAGGAAAAGACTATTGAGATGGTACATGGTAAAGATGTATCTGATAGCAATAAGAGAAAATATAGAAGGTGGATGAAATCGGAGGTATTTACCGATATGGTAAGAGAGGAAACAGAAAAGCTCCTTAAAAAACATGATCTAGATGAAGATTATACTATGGACTTAATGAAAAGTGCCATAAAGATTGCAAAAGAAAAGAAAGATGTGTCAAACCTATTGCGAGTAGTGGAGAATCTTCAGAATTTACATGGTATGAATGAAAAAGTAGTAACCAAAACCACAGAATCTCTGGAGGCAGTGCAAACTAGAAAAATGTTGGAGTCACTTGAAGAAGAAGAAAAGAGACTTATGGTTACTCAGACTGTTGAGGAGACAAGTAATGGGCTATCAAAGGGTACAATATCGCAAGGCAAAGAAGTCGAAGACAAAAAAGACTAATAAAAAGATAAAGCAGCCAAAGGAGAAGTATGGACCTACCAGAGACTGGTGATTATGAAGCTTACTACTCTAAATTAGAAGCTTTAAAGAAGTTACGAAAGAATATGGCGCTATTTGGAAAAGTATGTTTTCCAACTGCCTTCCAAAAAGCCACCCCTCCGTTTCACAGCAATATATATCACGCTTTAGCGGATAGAACAACAAAAAGAGTGTTAGTTGCAGCCCCTCGTGGAACGGCTAAATCTACTGTAAGTACACTTGTTCTTCCGCTATATGAAGCAGCTTTTAAGTCTGATAAAGAAGATAAATTCATTGTAATAATATCAGAGTCACAAGCTCAGTCTATAAACTTTTTATCTCGTATTAAATATCATTTAACACATTCACAAAACTTTAAACGTATGTTTGCAGACTACGGACCTACTACAGCTAAGAGATGGACTAATACAGATATTGTCCTGGCTAATGGTACTCGTATAGTAGCAGTTGGTACAGGTCAAAGGGTTAGAGGTTTTATTGAAGGCGATACTCGTCCTACATTAATAGTAGTAGACGATTTTGAATCAGAACATAATGCATTAACTTTTGAAGCTAGAAAGAAAAATAGGGACTGGATGACTGAAGCTGTTATTCCATCATTAGCAGATCATGGAAGACTAGTTATGATAGGTACAGTTATATCAGAAGATTGTTTTTTATATTGGGCTAAAGATTCACCAGCTTGGCATACACTCTGGTATTCTATAATAGATGACGAAGGAGAGAGCATATGGCCCGAAAGATTTCCGATTTCACGGGTAAATGAAATAAAAACAGAGTATGGATCTGTTGGAAACCTAACTGGATTTTATCAAGAATATATGAATATAGCTCAGGCACCTGATGATGCTCCTTTTAAACCAGCGTATATTAAGACTTATGACATGAGTTATAAAAGAGAAAATAGTGAAAATTTTTTAGAAAAAAAGAATGGAGATTTAATACCAATAGATATTTATTGTGGCATTGATCCAGCATCTAGTTTAAACATTAGAGCAGACTTTTTTGTTATAGCAACAATAGGTGTAGATAAAGATAATAATAAGTATATAATAGATATATTTAGAAAAAGAATAGATCCTGCAGAACAACCTGATAAGATTATTTCTATTTATAAAAAATATAAACCTAGAAGGGTTAAGATAGAAACTGTTGCATATCAAGAAGCATTAAGAAGTTCTGTTAGAAAGCAAATGAACGACCAAGGATTGTTTATACCTGGACTCGAAAAAGGTGTAAAGCCTAGGACTCGTAAGTCTGAAAGATTAATATCATTAGTTCCTATGTTTGCTAAGGGAGAGTTCTTTTTTAGAAAAGAAGATACAATAGCACAAGAAGAATTTTTAAGTTATCCAAGAGGAAAGAATGATGATATTATGGATGCTGTCTGGACTGCTTTGTATAATCATAAACCTTGCAGACGTAGTAGTTTACAAAATCTAAAGGGAAAAATAAAGAAGAAAATCAAAAAACTTGATTGGATGACAATGTAGAATAACCTTATATTAGCTACCAAATATGAATAAAAATAAAAATAATAAAGAATTAGTTGACGAAACTCACCACCTTTTTGATTTATATAGTCAGAAAAGAAGGACTTGGGCTGATCACGCTCAAGAAGACAAGGAGTTTAGATTAGGTAAGCAGTGGTCTTTAGAGCAAAAAAATACTTTAGAAGCTAGAGGTCAAGCACCTGTAGTTGTAAATAGAATACATCCTGCTGTAGAGACTGCAAAAGCTTTGCTTACTGCAAATAGACCTGGATTTAGAGTGTCTCCTAGAGAGGATTCTGATAACAAGGTAGCACAAGTATTTAATTCTTTATTAGAGTATTGCTGGCAAATATCAAGTGGAGAAACAGCTTTAAGGCAAGTTGTAGATGATTATTATGTTTGTGGAGTAGGATATATGCTTGTATATCAAGATCCATTAAAAGATGATGGTAAAGGTGAGGTCTGCTTTAAAGATATAGATCCTTTAGATGTATATGTAGATCCTAACTCAAGAGATAGATTGTATGATGATGCTGAATCTATTATTATATCTCGTTTGTTTACAAGAGAACAAGCTAAAGGTATGTATCCTATGTATAAAAAGGCTATACAAAATGCTGCATCTAATCAAAGAAGCGATACTCCAGTAACAACAAGAGATGATAATGATCAAACATCTTGGCCAGAACAAGTAATGACTAGAGAAGATACCGATTATATTAGAGGATATGAAAGGTATATGAAGATTATAGTAGACAAATTCAGAATATTCGAAACTTTTTCAGGTAAAGAATATTTATTTAATGAAATGGAATTTGAATCTTATATTCAAAGGCCAGTGTGGATTGTCAATAATCAACCAATCTTTAGACAGGAGGTAATCGAAAAGCTCTCTAGTCAAGGGATGATGCCACAAGAATCTAGCGTACCAGAACTTATTGAGCTAGGTGTTATTCAAATGGTAAAAGTGCAGGTAGAAAGAGTAAAACAATGTATAATTATGGGAGACAAATATTTATACTCTAGAGAACTACCTACAGAGCATTATCCCTTGGTGCCGTTTATGAACTTACACACAAGAACTCCGTATCCTATGAGTGATGTAAGGCTTGTTAAAAATTTACAAGAATATATAAATAAAATCAGATCTTTAATTATTGCACATGCTACAACATCAACAAATGCAAAAGTATTAATACCTGAAGGATCTGTTGATATGAAAGAATTTGAAGAGAAATGGGCTCAACCTGGAGTTGGTATAGCTGTTGACTTTTCTGAAGGGCAACCTGTTACTGTACAACCTAGTCCATTACCAAATGAATTGTATAAAAATGAGGCTGATGCCAAGCAAGACATAGATCATCAATTAGGTTTATACGAACTTATGATGGGTAATGCTGGTGCTGCTCCTCAAACATATAAAGCTACAGTAGCAATTGATGAGTTTGGTCAAAGAAAAATTAAATCTAAACAAGCTGATATAGAAGGTGGCTTAAGAAGAATAGCAGAAGTAGCTATACCTATGATGCAACAATTATATAAAACAGAAAAGATTTTTAGAATTGCTAATCCTAATAATACGACTAGTAAATATATAATAAATAAAAGAATGGTAGATGATAAAACTGGTGAAGTTAGTAAGTTTAATGATATTACCGTTGGTAAGTATGATGTTGTTGTTGTTACAGGATCAACATTGCCTACAAACAGATATGCTCAATTAGAATTATATATGGATGCATACAAAAATGGTGTTATAGATAGGCAAGAAGTATTAAAGAAAACAGAAGTCTTTGATATGGAAGGTGTTATGCAAAGAACTGATGCTATAGGTAGAATGGAAGCTCAGATCAAACAACAACAAGAAGAATTGAAAAAGCTTCGAGGCGACTTGCAAACTAGAGATAGAGAAGCAGTTGCTCTTCGTAAGAAAGTCGAAGTTGAGAAATTTAAATCAAATCTTGATAAAGTGACTAATAAAGCACAAGCATCAGGAACTGTATTTGAAAAACGATTAAATGATACGATTTCTAATATTAATAAAGAAATCAAAACGGACTCTACCTCTAAAAAAGAGCAGTCCAAAAATAAAGGAGTAAGTGATGGAGAATAATATGGATACCCAGAATGCAAATCCTGGCCCCGTAAATGCTGCATTTGAATCCCCAGTAAGCCAAGGTCAAGTAGAGCAACCTCAACAGGAGGCTCCTTCTTTAAGTCCAGCAGATGCTTTTGGTCAGCCAGAGCAACCAGCTATTCAAGGAGGACAACCCGTACAACCTGTAGAGCCTCAACAAAACCAGGAGGTGGCACCTCCAGTAGATAATGATAAGGTCCGATATGAATATTGGCAGTCTCAAGCGTCTAAAGCACAAAATCAATTAAAGGAATTTGAGCAAATAGCTCCACTTGTGGAATATATAAAACAAAATCCTTATGTGATTCAAAATGTGCAACAAGCACAGCAACAAGCTACAGAAGCTCCTAAAGAAGATAGTCTTCCAGAAGCTCCTGTTAGGCCTGAAAAGCCGCGCAATTTTAGTCGTGAAGAGGCTATGTCAGACTCATCTAGCGAATCAGCTAAATATATGGATGACATGGATGATTGGAGAGATAAGACTAACGAATACAACAGGTTATTTACTGAACATCAAACTAAAAAAATTCAAGATAATTTCGAAGCTATACAGCAGAAAGAAATGCAAGCAGAACAAGTAAGAATACAACAAGCTGCTCAAGCAGAACAGTCTGCAGAGATACAGAAATATGCTATTGCGAATTTTGGTGCAGATGAACAAACGGCTGCTGAATTTGTAAAAGAAATGTCTTCTCCTGAATCCGTATCTATGAATAATTTGTGGCAATTGTTTATGATGAAAAAAGGAATGAATCAGCCTGTAGGACAAACTCCTGTAGCTGAACCATCACCTCAGTTTCAACAAACACAAGCTGCACAGCAGATTCCTAGCCCAATGGGTGTGATGCCAGCCGCCACTACTGCCAACCAAAGTAGTGATGCAGATTCTATTATGGACAATTTAATAGACGGTTGGAAAGCAAAGAACCCGTTTTAGGGTAAGGAGGCCAAATGGCTAATTTTACATCTATAAGCGCAAATAAACAAGGTTCTGGGGTAGATTTAGACAACACAAGACGAATATTTAATTTCGGTGATCGTGTTGCTGAACTTGCTCCTCAACAAAGCCCGTTTTTTGTGTATTTAAACAAGGTTGCTAAGAAACCTACAGACGATCCAGTTTTTAAATTCTTAGAACAAAGACATCAATGGCAAAGAAGAAATTTTACTGTTGCTGCTAATGCAAATATGACAGCTGCTGCGGCAGGTGTTGCGCTTTCTCAAGACTTAGTATTATCTTGTGGATACAATCAGGCTGGAGAAATCCAAGCTAATTGCGCTCCTAGATTTATTAAGGGCGGTCAAGTAATTGCTGTTCAATTTGATCAAGGTGTTAAAAGAATACAAATAGCTGAAGATGCAGTATTAGATTCAGGACTTGCTATTAGTGGTACTGATGGAACTAATGGTACATTAACTATTACTGCTGCTAAAATGAAAGCGATTGATGCTATAGCTAGTAACGATGACATATCTGCTGATGCTAAAGGTCAAGTAATTGGTAGTGCATGGGGTGAAGGTACAAAAGCTCCTGCTGGTTGGGAAGACATCATGACAGATAAAGAAGGCTATTGCCAAATCTTTAAAACTGCAATGAATCTTTTTTCAAACACTGCTAGAGCAACTTCTTATCGTGGCATAGCTGATGAGTATAATAGAATCTGGAGCGGTAAGCTTATGGAGCATAAAATGGATATGGAACAAGCATTTTTGTTTGGTTTAGGTAAACCTGGTATAGGCGGAACTGAAGCTACTACTAGATATACACATGGTATTGTTCCTTATACAGAAACTAATGGTAAAGTTTTTAACTTTAGTTATGCTTCATCTGGTTATGATGCTTTCTTAGATGCAATGGAAGATTTCTTTGCACCTGAAGGTGGAAATTCTGGAGCTAAATTAGTATTAGCTTCAAGAAAAGTGATTACTTACTTAAATAAATTAGGTAGTGGTAGTTTCTTGAATAATTCAGTTGGTTCCAGTCAATATAAGTTAGACGTTGCTAGTATCCCTGGACAATTTGGTCATACAGTAACAAAAGTAAGCACTATTTTTGGTGATTTGCATTTTGTTCCTGAGCCATTAATGAGAGGTCCTTGGGAAAATTATTGTGTAGCTGTTGATTTAAAAAATGTTGCATATAGACCATTAGTTGGTAATGGTATAAATCGTGACACTTTTGTTGAAACAAATATACAAGCTAATGACGAAGATGGCAGAAGAGACCAAGTAATTACTGAAGCAGGGCTTGAGATTTCATTACCTGAAACTCACGCTGTGATGAAGTTTAGTTAGGAGGTAAATTATGGCATTTGCATACGCTAAACAAGATGGTTATATAAAAGCAACAGAAACTATAACAATAGCTAGTGGGGCAGGTGATACTGCAGGTAGTTCGCTTCCTTGCACTGGCGCTCGTATTGTTTTAGCTCAAATGGATGAGGTGACTCATTTAGAAGGGAAATTACAATATACTATGGATTCTGGGCAAGATGTGACTGTTGGTGGTGTAGGTGCAGATCCTTCCTCAGCTTTATCTTCTAGTACTATGACTTGGTATGATGCCAAGCAAACAGAAGGAAATGCTGAAACTGCTGGCGCAGGAGACGATATTTTAGAAGCATATTTTGTGCCTAAAAATGCACAATATGTTAGAGTATTGTATACTGCAGGTGGTAGTTATGGTGGAGGTTCTGAAGCTACTGAAATATGGCTTGATGGAGTTAAGTCTGATTTAGGCTTAGTAATGACTAATGGTATAGGCATTGATCCATCTTAACAATAAACCGATACAGGGGGGCTTCGGCCTCCCTATATCATAACTGGAGATAAATATGGCTAATACAGTAACAGATTGGAATATAGGTGAACGTAGTGTTACTTTTAATTTAGATACTGCAGCTGAAATAGAAACAAAAGAGCTTCCTACACAAATTCATAGTGATTTTACTTTAGTAATAAATGTTTCTGGAGCAGATACTTCATCTGAAACTGTCACTTGGAAAATATTAATTAGCTATGATGGAGGTGATACTCATATAACTGCAGCTAGTGCATCAGGAGCAACATATCATAATATTCCATTGAAATATGTGTATGATTATGATGATTTAGGTCCTGTTCCAAATTTAAAACTAGCACTTACTCCTTCTGGAACATCATCAGGTGAAATAAAATGCCAGATATTTGAACATGCTGGTAGAAGGAGATTTTAAATGGCTATTGCAAGAAAAAGATGGGGTGGACTTGCAAATACTAATTATGGTGAAACTTTTCTTCAATGGACAGATCAAACCCATGCAGAAGATGTAACAGAAGTTTTTCCAGAAGATATTCATTGCGATTGGACTTTATGGGTAAATACAACAAGCAATGATTGGGCTAATGCTCTTTCTAATATTGTTCTTAATGTACATGTAAGTTATGATGGAGGAACAACTTACCATATAATGAAAACAGAAACAATAGCAAGTGGAGGTATAAAAGGTAAACCTTATAGATTTAAATATAGATTTAATAGTGATGGAGTAGTTCCTAAATTTAAAATAGGATTAGATCCTAGCGCTGCTCTTAACACCTCAGGAATAGGATATGAAAGAATTTATTTAAGGTTAATGAAACACTAATGGCTACTGTAACATCAAATAATATAGGAACGCCTTGGAATGGAGTAAAGCCTGATACTAGAAGAAAACATGGGAAGAAAAAATAATGTCTATATTAAATAGAGTACAAGATTTAGTAGGAGAAGCAACATCATTTTCTGATGAAAATGCTTCTTATAATTCAGCTATTAATGAAGTAATTGATTTTACTCCTATTGATATTCTTATTAAAGATGCTAGCTTACATCAAATGACTACTAATACTTGGACATCTGGTGGAGATAAGAAAATTTTAAAAGTATTGCGAAGAGATGGTGATTCAGGAAGTATGGTTCCTGCTACTGAAATATCTCGTGAAGAATGGGATTTGCATCATAATACAGATTCTATATATTATAGAAGTTCTTTTACTCCAAAATTTTCTTTATTTTCTGATGGAACTAATACTAAATTAATGGTAACGCCACCGCCTACTGGAACACAAGGAGCTGATGTATATTATTTATCGTACAATCCAGGAACATTAAGTAGCGATTCTGCAGTTCCAAGGGTAAGTGCTAGCTTAGAACAAGCTATTGTTTTAAAAACAGCTATTAATATATTAGCTAATAAAATATCTGATGCAGTACAAGACGAAGAAGATTCTGAAATATTGCAGTTATTACAAGCTCAAAGCGCTAATTTGCAATCTTTATATCAAGTTGAAATGAGCAGAATAACAGGAGAAAAAACAGAATGAAGATTAGACAAGTTTTAGAATTAGTGCAACAACATCATCCTGATGTGGGTGAGGTTGAATTATTAAAATATATTAATCAAGCAATGGATACATTTGCTGAAGAAACTAAAATAGTAGAAGAGTCTTTTACTACAACTACAGTTGCCAATCAAAGATATTATGATATAGATCAAGAATTACCAGGTATATTAGAAATAGATAGAGTTACTTTAACAGATGCTGATGGTAGAGGATTTCAAATACCAAGACTACTAGAAATACCTGAAGAAGAAGATAAGGATTTAATCTAATGGCTTTAAAAAAGAAATATGCTTATTATATAGATAGAGGTAAGTTTGCTCTTGTAGAGTATGGAGGAATTGGAAATAGTTCTGATGATGCTACTAGTTGGCAAAGTATATCTACTAGTGGTAAAACTATAAGATTATTTACAAAAGGATTAGCAGCTCCTATTACAACTGCTTCTGACAAAGCAACAGAATTAACAACTGCTATACCTGCACGATATCATCAGGCTATAGTAAGTTTAGCTATAAGTTATTTATATTTAAGACCAGACAAAACAAATGCTGAAATGTATGCTTTACATAAACGTGAATATATGGATATGCTCAAAAGAGCTAAAAGATGGAAAAAAATGGGAAGACGTACAACAGGTGTTATTAAGCCAGTGGATTTTTAGATGGCTTGGACAGGTGATAATGTAGCAATAGATACAAATTTTCTTCAAGATGTAGTTATTACTGGAAGTCTTACAGTTGATACTAAAATAAAATTAGATGAAGATACTTTAACAACTGCTACAAATATACCTTTAATAATTAAAACAGATCGTCTTGTTGTAAAACCTTATGGAGATTCAACTCCTAATCACAATTCTTTAGAAGTACAAAAACATGACGGCACTACTGTATTTAGTGTAAATCCTAAAACATCTAGTATAAATGTAAATGGAACTTTTAATTCAGGTGCTATTGGGATAGCTGCTCTTGATTTAGATAATATTGATATAGATGGTAATATAATTAAAATTGATTCAGCTGGTAGAAGTGATGCTGGAATTGATAATAGAGTTCAAATAGAGCAGTTATTAGTTAAAATAGGATCTGATCAAGCTGATTTATTTACAGTTCAAGATTCTTCTGGTGCAAATGTAATTAACGTAGATACAACTGCAAGTCCTAATTTAGTTTCAGTAGATGGGTTACTTTCAACTGGATCAAGAACTAATTTAGGGCATGGAACTAACAATGCTGAGGTTCATGTAGGGGCAAGTCAAAAAGCATATATAGGTGTTGGTACACAAGCAGACTATAGTTCTAATTTTACTAATCAAGCAGCTGTAGTAATAAATACAGTAGGGTTGCAAGGAACAGGAAGTAATGAATTATTAATTAGAAATCATTTAGATGATGCTTATGCAAGTTTAAAAGGAAGCACTATACAAGCTATAAGTAATTTTAGATTACAAGGCACAGGAGCTTATATATCAGGAAATAATAATACTGATATAGATTTTCAAACAAATGACAATACAACAAAATTAAGATTTGAAACAGATACAGGTTTTTTAGGAATAGGTACTACAACTCCTGGAGCAGCATTGCATGCAATAGGTACTAATGCAGGTATATTTGAGCAAACAGCTGCAGCTAATTGTATAGTAACTATACAAGCAGGTTCAACTAAAGATGCAATATTAAAATTTAAAGCCGATGGAGGTTCAGCTAGTGCAGATATAACAAATATCTTTCAAGAAGATGGCGTAGGGCTCCATGTAAAAACTACCAATGGTACTGTAGATGCAATGACTATATTGTCTGCTGGAAGTATTGGTATAGGAGAAACTTCTCCTGATAAATTGCTTCATTTAAAAGGTGATGATGTAGATGGTTCTTTATTAAAAGTTGAAGGTAATTCTTCTTATGGTGGAACTATAGAGTATCATAGAGGTGGAAGTTATCATTGGAGAGCAGGTGTAGGTGGCTCAGGTTCAACTAATTCAAATATTCCTTCTAGTAATTTTGGGATTGAAGATGCAGCAGGTAGCGATACTTTAAGATTTTCAATAGGTCATTCTAATGGCTTGATAAGTTTAAATAGAACTGGAAATAAAGAAGTTGCAAGATTTACAAGTACAAGCATTACAGGGTCAAGAATAACTATTCAAAGTGATTCAGGGTTGTCTTCTTCGGTTGGAGAAAGAGATGGGCATCTTGTATTGCAAGATACTAATGCAAGAAGAGTAGCTATAGGGTTTGATCAGCCTGATACATTATTTCATATGTCAGGTGCTGACCCTTATATGACATTTACTAATACAGCTAGTGAAGATACTACAGGAGGTAGAGAATCTAAATTAATATTTGAAGGTACTACAGCTGCAGGTGGAACTACATACGATGCTCAACAACATCATTTAGCTGAAATTAAAGTATCTCATAGTGGTAGTGAAAATGACAAAAAAGGTAAAATACAATTTGAAGTTAATGATGGTGATGATAGCAATGGAAGTTTACAAACAGCATTAACAATAAATTCCGATTCAAATGTTATAGCAGGAGGCAATGTATCTGTAGGAAGTACAGTAGGAGTAAGATTAGGTTTTAACAAATACAATACAGATGCTGTTGGTTTGTTTGGGCATCCTGATGGAGTTGCTAGTGGTTCTGATGGTAATCTTTGGATATCACCTAGAAATATAAATCCTGGAAATACTGCTTATATAATGGTAGGTCAAAGAAGCTCTACTGATGATAATGAAAAAGGCAATATTGTAATAAGAGCAGGTAATGAAGGTTCTGGTAATGCTGACCCTTCAGCAAAAATGCAAGGGAATATAGATATTAATTCTAGTGCACATTCAGGCAGAATATATATTAAAGGAGATACAGGATTTGTAGGTATTGGTCATAATGCTCCTGATACTAAGTTTCATATTGAGGATAGTTCACCTCCTCATTTTACTATGGCTAATTCTACGGCAGGAGATTCTGATGGAGATAGAGAATCTAAAATAGTTTTTGAAGGAAAAAGCTCAGGAAATGTTTTAGCTCATATGGCTGAAATGAAAGTTGTCCATGATGGAACAAGTAATGACAGCAAAGGAAGATTAGAATTTAGAATTAATGATGGTAATGATTCTAATGGCAGTTTAACACATATAATGTCTATGATTTCTGAAAGTGGTAGCAATCCTAGAATAGGTATGGGAACAACAACTCCTGAATATCAATTAGATATTTCAGGTAACCCTAATAATGCAGCTACAGTTATAAGAGTAAAAAGTAACGATTCTTCTGATGCTAGAATTTCTTTTGCAGGAGCTGATGGAGTATTAAATACTGCTGTAGGTGTTAATGGTAACTCTTATGATTTAGAAATGTTAACTAAAAAAGATATTAATTTTTATACTAATAGTGACATGGATGATGGTAGTCCTACTAATATAAGAGCAAAAATTGATATGCATGGAGATTTTTTAATTGGAGATATAGCTAATAATAGTCCTGATGCTGCTCTTAGAGTACAAACTTCTAATACTTCAGTTAATTCTCCATTTGCAGCTGATAATGATAATACTAATTCTTATACAAATAACTATAATTTATCTTTGTATAATCATGGTAGTTCAGGTAGTAGTGCTAATGAATTTGAACAATATTCTACGTTGGCTTTTAATCCAAATAATTATGGCACAGATAATACTCATACTAGATTAACAGGTTTAATAGCAGCTAGGACTATAAGTAGAGCTCAAGGTACAGGGGAGTTAATGTTTGGAGTTTGTTCAAGCACAGGGGCATCTTCTCCAACTCATAAAATTACTATTAGTAATAGTGGAATAGCTCTATATAATAAAAAACTTCCTAATACTGATGGTAATGTAGCTACTTTATCTAATGATGGAGCAAAAGGTAATAGTATTTCTTTTTATGGTATAAATAGAGGTAGCTCTGACCATACTACAATGTCAGCTTATCAAAATGATGTTATAGACAATACAAATGGCTCTAATGCAGGTATGTATAGGCAAGGCTATTTAAAAATGTCCCATTCAGGTACAGCTAGAGATAAAAGAGGTAAGTTTGAAGGATATTTAGGCACAGGTACTGCTTGGAACTCTCATGAAGCTACATTTACTAAAAGATTTATATATGTACCTACTGCTTCAACAGGTGATGGCATTTTAAGTACATTTTTAGGAGTATCTGCTGGAGAAGGAGACCCTGACTATAGTGTAGCTATAGGTTATGAAACATTAAAAGATCATTCAACTTCAGCTCAATCTGTAGCTATTGGCTACAAATCAGCTAGAACTCTTGCTGATGGACAAAGAAATATATCTATAGGTTATGAAACTATGGCAACTGCAGGAGCATCAAGCACTACAACTGACAATGTAGCTATTGGAGCTTCAGCTTTATTAAATTTAGATGGTGGTGACGACAATATAGCAATAGGGTCTTATGCAGGTTTATACAATGTAGCAGCTTTAAAAAATATTTATATAGGTAGTGAAGCAGGAAAGAATATTAAAGGAACTACAGGTTTAAATACAGCTATTGGCTATAGAGCTATGTATAATGGTAGTTCTACTTATGATAATAATATAGCACATAATAATGTAGCTATAGGTGCATATTCAATGGCTAGCGAAGCTCAAGATTTTACTTCTAAATACAATGTTCTTGCAGGAGTGTATGCAGGTACAAATATGACAACTGCTGATAATTGCACTCTTATAGGTTATCAATCAGGCTACAATTTAACAACAGCAAATTATAATACATTTATAGGTAATGCATCAGGACTACACAATACAACAGGTACTTATAACACATTTATAGGTGCTTCTACAGCAAGTTCAAGTGCAAATCCATTAACAGGAAATAATAATTTATTAGTAGGGTATGCATCAGGTTATGATTTAGAAGGAGGTTCTACAGAAAATACTTTTGTAGGTGCTTATTCAGGAAAAAGTACTCAAGTAGCTATAAAAAATGTAGCAATAGGGTATCAATCATTGGAATATGCAATTTCTTCAGATAGAAATGTAGTTGTAGGAATGCAATGTTTTAATAATCATGGCAAAGCAAATGGTCAAGCTGATGGTAGTACATTTGATAGTATTGGTGGAAATGTAGGAATGGGCTATAGAACAGGATATAATAATGTTAGAGGTATTAGAAATACATTTATAGGGTACGAAAGTGGTTATAATATAGATGGTGATTATAATGTAGCTTTGGGTTCTTATGCATTAAGAAATGGTGACTCGGCAGTTTTTACTGATAATACTGCAGATAATAATATTGCTGTTGGACATTATTGTATGGGCAATAGAGCTGCTAGTGATGTAGAAGATTTTACAGGTAGTCATAATGTAGGGATGGGTTCTTATGCTTTAAGTAAAATAATGACAGGATTAAAAAATGTTGCAATAGGACATCATGCAGGCGAACAAATAATTGAAGGTAACTATAATGTTTGTATTGGAAATGAAGCAGGAACAGATATACTTGGTGGAGATAATAATATAGCTATAGGTAATCATGCTTTAACTGAAGCTGTAGGTGATACAGGTAATGTAGCTATAGGGCAAAATTCTTTTTATTTTTTAGATGATGGTAGTAGTGATGGGTCTACAACAGTTACTTATAATGTAGGTGTAGGAGATGGATCAGGAAAACAAGTCTCTACTGGTACACAATGTACTTTTATAGGTGCTTTTGCAGGTGCAGGAGAAGGTAATTCTAGTAATCGTCTTACAGGAAGCAAACATGCATGTTTGGGTTATAAAGCAGGAAAACTTATTCAAGGAGCATCTGAAGGAAATACTTTAATAGGATGGGAAGCAGGCGATGGAATTACAACAGGAAGTGATAATGTTGGAGTAGGAAGAGCTACAGCATTTGACGTAGATGCTGATAATCAAATATGTATAGGGTATCAAGCAACAACAAGTGCTGCTAATAGTGTTAAAATAGGTAATGCATCTATAGCAAATGCTAATATTCAAGTAGACTGGACAATAGATTCTGATAGAAGAATTAAAAAAGATATAGAAGATAATACTTTAGGATTAGCTTTTATAAATGATTTAAAGCCTAAAAAATACAAAAAATTACATCCTGCTGATTGGGATGAAGCAATACGAGAAAAAAGATATGAAGATGGCACTAGGGATGAGTTTGATGACAAAAAAGTTTGGGATGGATTAATTGCACAAGAAGTAAAAGAAGCAATTGAAAAAAGTGGCACATCTTTTAGTGGATGGTCAGTTGATGCAAATGGTAAACAAGGAATACAATATTCAGCATTAGTTATACCTCTTATTAATGCAGTACAAGAATTATCAAAAGAGGTCGAAAGGTTAAAAAATGAATTATAGTACATATAAAACAATGAAAGCAGCATCTAAATCTTCAGTTTCCAAAGAAAAGAAGGTAACAGTTCCTGAATTAAAAGATTCTGATGGTAATGTTGTTCAAGCTAAAGAAGAAATTGATGTTATATATTTAGTTGAAAAAAGATACAATCCTTCAACAGGAGAAGAAATGTCAGATAGTAAGATTGAATTAGATATAGATCATTTAAAAACTGATAAAGCATCATTAGAATCAGATAAAGCATCTTTAGAGTCAACTATTGAAAATTTAACTCAATTAATAACAGACGTAGAAGCATTATAAAAAAAGGAAAGGTAATGACTAAAATAAAAACAACAAAAGAACCTTCTGTTAATGAAATGACAGAGCAATTAAATAAAGTAACAGCTCAATATGAAGAGTCTGTTAAACAAGCTAACTATTATTCAGAAATAGCTAAAAGATGTTTGGGAGCAATTGAAGTTCTTCAAAATCTATTAGGTGTAGAAGAAGAAAAAGTTGAAGAAGCTAAAGAAACCAAGGAAGAGGAGTCTGATGCCTAAGTTTGGTAAAAGTTCAAAAAAAAGATTAGCAACTTGCGATCAAAAATTACAGGATGTAATGAATGAAGTTATTAAATATGTGGATTGCTCAATTCTCGAAGGGCATAGAAGTCAAGAAAGACAAGATAAACTTTTTGAAGAAGGCAAAACTAAAGTCAAGTACCCAAATGGTCGTCATAATGCTAATCCATCTAGGGCTGTGGACGTTACTCCTTATCCTGTTGATTGGAATGACAGGGAGCGCCAAACTCTTTTTGCAGGGTTTGTAATAGGAATAGCTAAAGGCATGGGTGTTAATCTTCGTTGGGGTGGGGATTGGGATATGGATTTTGATGTTCAAGATAATAAGTTTGATGATTTCCCACATTTCGAGATTAAAGAATAATTTTGTATTCAAAAACAGCTACATATATGGAAATTCCTATTTTTTGTAGCACAAATAAACTTTGGAATACAGAAAAAAAAGCTATAAGAGTTGTTTTTATTAGAAAGAGTAAAAATGCCAATAACAAATGAGAAAATATATAACGAATTGCAGTATATCAAAGGTAAAATACATGCTGAAGAGAAACATGCTAAAGAACACAGAGAATGGGAAATAAGTATGGTATCTGATATAAAAGAAAATCTTTCTGAAATGAACAATAGAGTTAATTCTGCTGAGAATGCTATAAATTGGTTCAAAGGAATAGGAGCAACTCTTATATTTTTAATAGGATGGCTTTTTAAAAAATGAAAAAAAGACAAGTTATGTATTGGAGAGAACCTCCAGAAGACGAAACAAATACAAGTTTTGTAGAAGATTTAGGAATAACTTGTAAAAAAATATTTAGAAAAATCCCTAATGAATGTAGTTATTGCGGTAAAAGTCACATTGCAGGTATTGAAATTTATGGAGCTGGAAGAGGAGTCACATTATGGTTATGCGAAGATTGCGAGGGATTATTATTAAGGTACTCTAAAAGTACCACAGAAAAGAGATTGTTAAAAGCATCTCAAGTCTACACACATCCAGGACATTGGAATCATTCTATGGAGGATAAAGTAGACCTTAACTAGGAGTATATATGTTTGGAAGAAAAAAGAGGACTCCTGTAAAAAGAGTAATTGTCACACCAGACAAACACTTTCCTTTACATGATCAGCCTTCTATAAATGTTCTTTGTAAATCTATTGAATTAATTAAGCCAGACGCTTATGTTGATTTAGGTGACGTTGGAGAATGGAGCGAATTTAGTGCTTGGAAATACAAAAGAAAAAAGAAACCTCCTTTAGAACATATAGTTCCTTTATTAGATACAGATGTAAAAGATGTAAATAAAGGTATGGATCAGATAGATGAAGCTTTAGATAAAGCTAATTGTACTGAAAAATATTTTACAGAAGGCAATCATGATAACTGGCTCAATATGTTCGTAGATGAATACCCTTATTTAGGCCAATATACGTTTAAAAAAGCTGTAAAGCTAAAAGATAGGGGTTACACCTATTATCCTATGGGTAAGAAGCTTAAAATGGGCAAATTGTATTTTTATCATGGAAATCAATTTGGAGGGCAATATCATACTGCTAATCATTTAAGAAAACTTGGTGTAAATGTAATGTATGGTCATTGGCATGATTTACAACAAATGAGTGTAACACATATAGATGGTCCTAAGTCAGCTTGGTCAATAGGTTGTTTAAAGGATATGTCTGATGAAGCTAATGAATGGCTACAAAACAGAACTACTAATTGGGCTCATGCATTTGCTATAGTAGATTTTTATCATGGCGGGTTGTTTACCGTGCATATCGTGCAAATAATAAATGGAAAAACTAGTTTATGGGGAGAAATAATAAATGGCAGATCTAAGTAAAGAAGAAATATTAAAAAAGAAAAAAGAGAGAGCAGCAGCTAAAAGACTGATGATAGATAAGCTTAGGTTTTGGGTTGGTGTATTTTCTGTACCTACTATACTTATTATGGCTTGTATGCTTATAGCAGCAGCCTATTATTTAGGTGAATCACAATTAGCTGTAGTAACTGGTCTTATTTCGACCATAACGATAGGTTTAATCAATGTTCTCAATGGCATGGTAGTACCACCTGCACCAGAGGATCCATTGGCTGTAGTAGCTAAAGATTTAGTACATCATTTACAAGATCAGGCTAATAAAGATATGGAAGTATCTATGGATAGAAATAAAATTAAAATTGGGGGGAATGGTGTAAAAATGGAGTCTACTACTCCTGAAGACCCAATATGGGGTGACGATCCTCCTTTAACAAAGAAAAAAAGGACAAAGAAAAAATAAATGGAAAACATGTATAATTACAATAAAGCAGTAAAGGCAATGAGAGATTTTTTTCAAAAAGAAAAAGGTTTTATAGAAGTACCTGCTCAAAGCAGACAATCTATATTAGCAGCTTGCGAAGATCCTGCTACAATAACAAAATATGAATTTAATGGTGTTGAATGGCCGTTGCCACAAACAGGGCAAATGTGGCTAGAAATAGAACTGTTAAAAAATCCTGATGTCAAAGGAGTATTTTGTGTAACAACAAGCTATAGAAATGAACCAAATCCTGTAGAAGGAAGACATGATAAAATATTTCCTATGTTTGAATTTGAATCTCATGGAAATATAAATGATATGATAGCTTTAGAAAAAGAACTGCTTATACATTTAGGTTTTGGTTTGGGACATGAATTAATTACATATGATGAAGCTTGTAAAAAATATGGTACAATGGAATTAGGTTATGAAGAAGAAGAAGCTTTGTGCAAAGACTTTACACCTTGTACTTTTTTAACACATTTTCCATTAAGAACAGATCCATTTTGGAATATGAAACATGTTGGTACTGGAATATATAGTAAGGTAGATGTAATTATGCATGGAATGGAAACTATAGGATCTGCTGAAAGAGCTACAGATATACAAGAAATGAAAGATCAATTTCATAATATATCTAAAGGAGAGTACGCTAAAATTTTATACAATCATTTTGGTAAAGAAAGAGTAAATAAAGAGTTAGAAGAATATTTAGCTTTAGACATGTTTGAAAGGTTTGGTGGTGGAATAGGAGTTACTAGAATGGTATCTGCTATGAAAGCTGCTAAAATATTGGAGTAATAATATGTTATTTATAGGATGGATTGCAATAGTTACTTGTACAGTTGGTATAGGAGAGTATTATAACTGTAAATACCCAAGAGTAGAAGAAGGTTATAGTAGTGAAGGATTCTTTTGTAATTGGGAAGATAGAGATTTTTATAAAGAGAATGGTAAGTGGTTGCTTACTCCTATAGATTCTACAGATAATTGCTTTGAAGAAAAGTGGAGAGAAAAATACTGGGAGAATAAATAATGGATTTTTTAATAGCATTTGTAAAATCTATTTTTATATCTATACCTATAATGATAATATGGGTAGCTGTTAAAATTAAATGGAATGAGTGGAGAGAAAGCGAAAAATGAATTGCATGAAGAATTAATTATTATAATTTTAGCTATATTCTTACATTACGCTATAGAATATGGTAGTAGTTTAGGTGATTATAGTTGCCCAAGCTATTGTGAAGTAAAACATGAACACATAATAAAAAAAGGAGAAGTTGAATGATTGGATCAATGGTAATACAAATGTTAAAAGAAAAAAAAGAAAGCATTTGTACAGAGCTAAATGATATGATTAATATACCATTAGTAAGCGAAAAAAAAGAACAAGCTTGTATAGAGTCTGTTTTTGATGCTTTTATGGATGTACTAGAAAAAGTTTTAACTAAAGAAAAATAAGGAGAAATAATATGCCAATGGGTAAAGGAACATACGGAAAAAAAAGAGGAAGACCACCTAAAAAGAAAAAAGGGATGAAAAAGAAGTAGTATGGCTAAGAAAGATCCAAAATTAGTTAGAGCTGGAGTAAGTGGGTACAATAAGCCTAAAAAAACGCCTGGACATCCAACTAAATCTCATATAGTAGTTGCTAAAGTAGGCAATAAAACTAAAACAATTAGATTTGGTCAGCAAGGGGTAAAAGGTGCTGGCAAAAACCCTAAATCAGCTAAACAAAAAGCAAGAAAAAAAAGTTATTATGCTAGACATAATGCGCAAGATTCTAAACCTAGTAAGTTTAGTGCGCGTTATTGGAGTCATAAAACTAAATGGTAGTAAGGAGATACTATGGCTAAGAAAGTAAGTTGGTTGTGGGGAGGCAAACGATATAGTGGAACTTTAATAAGAGAAACTAAAACACATAAGTTTGCTAGAACTCACAATGGCAAAATTAAAAAAATAAAGAAAAAATAATGCCTAAAAAACTACATGAAATAAAAGGTTTTTTTGCAGGTACTGTTAGTAACCCGTCTGAAACTGATGTGCCAGAAGACTCAAATGTTAGTAGTTTAGATGTTGACAATCATTTATCTACAGGCTCTATAAAAGGTAGATATGGTGATAAAAGTTATGATGCAGGAGGGTACACTACCAATAATCATGTAAGCGAAATATTTACTATTACAGCAGGTTCTGCTAACACTAGTCATGCTTTACATAATAAATTTTTTGGTATTAGCTCTCCTCATAACGATTATTTATTTTATTATAATTCAGGTGGCGCACCAGATCCTGTAATTTTTCCTCAAACCAGATCACTTGAAACCGATGATGGTATTATAAAAATACAAGTTGATATAGCAAATAATGATACTACAACTTCAATAGCTACAAAAACAAAGAATGCAATTCATGCTTTAAGTGAATTTACTGCTGATTCTAATTTAAATGTTGTAACAGTAACTCAAGCTTTAAAAGGAATAGTTGATGCTCCAAATCCTCATAATAGTGGTTTTACAATAGTAATTACTACGCCTGGTTCTTTGTATAACATAGAAACAAAAACATCTATATTTATAAAAAATAATGATGAGCACAATTTATTTTACGTTGATAATAAAACTAATAAGTTAAATAGAATAGAAGATTTTTATAACAAAAATAGTAATCAAGAGTTAAAAAAAGGTAATAATATATCAAGATCAGAATTAAGTTTAGCTAAAAGCAGTAAAATAATTACAGCAGGAAGAGGTATAGATTTACAGCCAAAAACATTTGGTTATTTAAACAATGATAGTTTGCAAGGGAGTAGAGGAGATTATTTTGAATCTGATGCTCAATTAAAAGCTCCTGATGGAATCAATCCTTTTGGTAGATTTACTAGAATTATAAAAGTTTCTAATGATGACACTGGTTTGTATGGTTATGTTAAAGGTCAACCATATATATGGAGAATTAAATTTGATCATGCAAATGCAGGGACATTAGCTTCTGCATATCCAAGTGCTAGATTAAGCTTTAATGTAGATCATATGTGCAATTGTGTTTCTGTTAGTGCAAGTGATAGTTATGTATGGGTTTATAATGGACCTGGAGATGATCCTAATTCACTTGAATATAATGCATTTTCAAATAAGAATTATAATGATCCTGAAACAGAAGATAATCCAGGAAGATTTTATAAATTAAAAGTTAATGATGATAGTTCTCCTGTTGATTGGGAATCTTCTCCTCCAGTATTAAGTGCTTTAAAAGAAGTAAATATAGCATTTGAAACAAATAAAGCAATGGATTGGACTCATGATACAGGTCAAAATAATTATTCTGGAAAAGCTAGATTAGGCGATATGATGGAAACTGGTAATCATACAAAAGGAATTTTATGGTTTTTATTAGTTCCAGTAAATCCTGAAGGTAATTCTTTTACACAATGGTTTAGATTTTTAAGAGCAAATTGGGTAGCAAATCAAAATATTGCTGGTGGAGCAGATAATGCAGATAATGATGGTTATAATTCTCCAGATAGCGGTGCTAAATTTAATTCAAATAGTATTCCAAGATGGTTATATGCTGCTAGTGGAACAGAAGCAATAGATGAAGCAGGTGGAGTAGAAACTATAACTTTTAATGATAAAACACCACAACATATGGGTTTATTAGAAACTCGATCAAATAATTATTATTATCCACCAGGCAGTCAGCTTGTTTATGGCAATGCAGGAGCGTCTGATGGATTTACAGGGTGGGCATTTAATGATGGAAATTATTCTAATACTGGAAATGGTATGCAGTATTTATATCATTTTCATTACAGAGAATCAGACCAACAATATGTTCAAACACTATTTGACGCTGGTGATGCAACAAATGGAACAGTTTATAATATTGCAAGAAATATTGGAATGATTTGTAGTCATGATTTTTCTGGATATACAGGAGATAATTGTGGTACTAATGATAGAAGAGCTAGTACAAATGGAGCAGGTGATGCAAACGCTGGAAATTCAATAACTGCAAATATATGTCCTTTAGAGTTTTCATTGGTAAATTTGTCTGCTGATTATGGGATAGATGAAGATGGTACTAATGCAAATGCAGTAGTAGGATGCATGGCTAAATATAATACAGCTGGAGAAGGCATTTGGCTAATTAATAGAATAGATTCTAAAGCTATAGTAGCAGGTGGATCAGAGTTGTGGGGTGGATTAATATGTGATACTGTAGATAACAATTCAGGAACTTATGAAGAAGGCTCTGCTAGTGATGAGTATAGAGTTAATGTTGCTGGTAAAACTGTAATGTATGTTTGCAGTTATTTAGGTAATGAAGGTGCTATGCATATGAATGATACAGATGGATGGACAGATGCTGCTGGAGGAGGTATTCCAGCTGGACTAGGCAGTGATACTGATTTTGCAAGCGATGCTCATAAAGTATCTACAATGACATCTGATACACCAGATACTGTATTAAGGCAGGCTAGGCTTTTTAATAATGATGATTTTAACACTATATCTCCATTAGATTTTCATGGTGTATCTATGGTACGAAAAGTTGGCACAGATTCACAAGCAAATACTGATAATGCTTCTAGTAAAGAATCTACTTTTTTTGTTTTATATAAAAAATATCAAGTTCATGGAGATGATAATCTTGAATATTTTACAGAATTATTAGCTTTTGATGCAAGAGTTTGTAGTAATAACAAAGGGACTGCTGCATCAGGAGATGTTGATGCAAATATATTTGAAGGAATTGCTACTTTTAATCAATCGTCATACAAAATATCATTTGATGGAGATGGTGATTCTGATTTAGCAGGTTCAACATCTGTACATAATCCAAGAATGCAAGATCCTACTTTTGTTGTAGAAGAGTATAATAGTAGTTCTCTTGCTAACACAACCGCTTTGCACACTAGAACAGCAGATACTAGATTAGTATTTTTTGATAAATCAGCAGGTATGTCTTTAAAAGTTATGGATTTAGTTACAGATGAATATTTAATTAATTCAACGACTCCTGTTCCTCAAGATGCAAACAATGCTAATGAAAATTATACTTTTATAAATTTTGGTCAAACTTTAACAGATTTTGGTTTTGGAGGATCTAATTCTATTATATCAAGCTTTACTCCGTCAGCACATAGTCAAAGCAAAAGCAATTTTATATACAATACTAGTTATTATTATAAAGTTTCTTTTCTTTATGATGGCTACCAAGAAAGTCCTTTAACAAGAGCTCCTTGGGTTTTTACAGCAAGCACATATGATAGTTCTAATTATGTAGATGAAACTGATAATTATGAACAATTAGAATTAGCATTAAAATTATCAAATTTATCTCCTAGAATTTCTCATATAAATATATATAGAACAGATGATCCTAATAAATTGTATAGATTAATAACATCAATACCATTGGATTCTACTTGGATAGAAGATGATAATGAAGTGTTTAGAAAAACATATATAGATATTGGAAATAGTGGAGCTAGTTATGAAGCTATTAATAATATGCCACAAGATTTAAGAAATACACAACCTAATTACACTATATCCGAAGTTTTTGAAGGTTCTTTATTTATTGCAAATTGTTATCATTCAAATGTAGTTGATGGATCTACATATGTTTTTAAATCTCAACCTGGAAATTTTAATCAATTTAACTGGTCTCAAGACTTTTTAAAGCTTCCAAATATTCCAACTGCAATGAAATCTTACTTAGGAAGATTGTATATTTGGGATGAAAATAATATGTATGTAGTTAATTCTAATTTAATAATAGAAGATACATACGAAGGCATAGGATGCTTAAATTCTAAATCAGTAGTATCTTGTGATGCAGGTATGTGTTTTGCTGATTCTAATAATATTTATTTACAAACACAAGGATATCCTCAAATAATATCAAATCCAATAGCTACTGCAGGAGACAATACAGGATATCAAGATTTATTAAATACAGCTACATTTGATCCAAAAATTTATTATATGTCTAAAATTACATCTTTTGTAATTATAGTAAATTCTTCATTTGCCTGGCTTTATAATGTTAGTTCTAAAAGATGGGATAGATGGTCTGTTTCTAATATACAGTCTGGTATTTTAGGAAAAGACAATGAATTGATTTTATCAGAAACTAATGGTAAATTTGTTAATTTAGCTTGTAATTCTTCTAGTAGGAAAAATTATACTTGGAAAAGTAAAAAGTTAACTATGGGATCTGATAGCCAAGATAAATTTTTTAAAAAAACAAGAGTAACAGGTACTAATGCTAATGTTATAGATACAACAGCTACATCCAAAGGATCGCTTAGTCCTACTTATGCAAACGATACTGATAATGCTGAATATACACACCCAACAGGCGCTACTAGAAAAGGTAAATGGATACAATATACTATTAATAATGAATCAAATGAAATTGATTCTATTGCGACTATATATAGAGACAGGAATGTTAAATAATGGCAATATCAACAAAAAGAACTCCTAATGTAGGAGATTTAAATCGTGCAGTAAAAAAGATTTATGATGATATAAATGACATTATTAATTCTGTAAATAGAGAAGTAAGTTTATCTAATCCTATTGGAGGAAAACCAGGCGATATTAGAGTAATAAAAGATTCATCTTCAAAAATAAATACAACAAAACATAAATTAGAATTTAGATCTGATGAAGGATGGGATAAAGTTATAACTATGCCAAGAAATCCTGATAAAAATGCTATGATAGCTTACAATACAGAATCAGAAACATTTGAATGGGTTAATATAGATGATGCATTAGATATTAGTATGTCTAGTCCTGGCAAAGCAACTTTATCGTCAACATCAAATGCTTTATCTAAATATAGGCAAGCGTATAGCGTTATGGGGGCTGGGAATAATTATGCTAATGGATTGCTTCTTGCTGGATCTGAAACTCATAACTCTCATTTTTTAAGAAAAGATGGTACATGGGCTCCAATACCTTCTGCTAGTTTTCCAACTGGAGATAGTGGTAACGCTGCTATATATGATAATAGTGGAGTGCCTACTTTAAAAGATGGTATAACTCAAGCAGAAATGCAAATAGCTATAGGTGGTGTTTATACTGATACTAATACAAACCAATTAACAACATTTAATATCGGTGTAGATACTAATACTAATGCTACTACTATTGCTCATGGAGAAACTTTAACTTTGACAGGTGGTACTGGCATTTCGACAGAAACAACAGCAGATGGTACTGTGACATTTACTAATACAGTAACTAATACGGATGTTAATGTAAGTGTAGGTAATTTAGAAACAAGACTAGGTGAAATTGATACAAGTATAACTATAGGCAATTCTAGTAGTATAAATACGACTATATCAGGAGATTTAACAGTTAGTGGTAATGATATAAATTTTCCTTCTACAGCTCATAGTACTATATCTGTAAATCCAGCGACAAATCTTGATACAGAAGGATATAGATTGTTTATAGGAGCTGGTCAAGGTACAGGAACAGCTAAAGGTGGTAGTATATATCTTAGAACTTCATTAGCAGGAGGGTCGTCTAATTCTACAGCTAATGCATATACAAATATATTAGGAGTTCATGGAACAGGAGATATAGGTGCTAGAGCTACAAGTAAATTATTTTTTGACAATGTTCTTGGATCTGCTGGTGGAGGTCATACTTATATACAAGAATCTGCTAATGATGTGTTGGATATATATGTTGGTGGAGATCAAATGCTTACGTTAGATGAATCTAATAGTAGAGTAAATACAGCTTTTGATGTAAATCTTACAACACAAAATGCTATAGTGTTTAATACTTACGATAATAATGATAAAATATATGGCGATGGTACTGATTTAGTTTTTATGAAAGATGATAGTGATGTTATATTTTTAAAAGACAATGAACTAAGAAGCGATTTGCCTATTAAAGTTAAAGAACAAGCAAGTGCTATATCTGATACTTCTTCATATGGTCAAATTTGGGTTAAAAATGATACCCCAAACAATTTATATTTTACTAATGATGCAGGAAATGATGTTCAAATTACTAATGGTTCTAATTTAGCAGGTGGTGGTTCATCTAGTAATTATTATTGGGTTCTTAATGCAGGTTTTAATTATGGTTATGCAGGAGGTACAAAAGTATATATGCCTTTAAATGGATATATAATTGAAAGTAGTGGTTCAGCAGCAAGAAATGAATATCAAGTAGTTGTAATGCCACACGATGGATATTTAAGCAAAATAATAGTAAGAAGCGAAGAGGCTTGCGGCTCTTCTGTAGTTGGATTACATAAATCTTCAAACGGTACAGAGATTCCAAATGTCACAGCATCAAACTCAGTTACTGTAGATATGGCTGTTGATGATACTGCTTATACTTTTACATTTGGAGAGTCTGCAACAGTATCAGGTGGTGATGCAGTAGCTATATCTTTTGACCCAACAAATGATGCTAATGACACCGTAATGACTATCGTTTTTGTATTAGATGGAAGTACATAATGATAGAAAGAACAAAATGTATGGTATGTCAAGAGCCAGTATGGGTAATGAATTGTTATTATCAATGTAAAAATTGTGGATTTGAGGCACATTGAGAAGAGTCTGATAATAGTCAGGTAGATTATTTAAAAAATCCTATTGTAGATAAATAAAAAGTTTTAGTAAGTTCCGAGGTGAACTATGAAAGAAAAGAGGTTTTATGAGTAGACTTTCAAAATGGATAGATAAAAATGTATTAGGCATTAGAAACGCTAATGAAGTAGCAGATACTACTAGAAATATGATGCTTAATAACCCTATGTTACAAACATTTGAAGACAGATCAAATGAATTGTACGATATGGATTCTGATTTTTATCAAAAAGGTAGAAGCTTCTTTTCTGACATGTATGGTAATCAAGGATTAGATCAATTAGCTACTCAAAATAATGCTATGAATAGATTAAATGCAAGAGGTGGAATAGCCCCTGGTATTGGATTTGCACAATCACAACAAGCTTTAAATGCTATTAATCAAAATGTTGCAAATCAAACAGGTAGAAGTATGATGGATATGTGGAGACAAGGACAGCAGTTAGCCCAAGGTTATGGTAATCAAGCATCTGGTATTTATAATAATGCAAATCAGATGTCTACTCAACAATATTTAGCGCAAGATGCTGCTAATAGAGCTGCTAAATCACAATTTACACAAGGAATGATAGGATTAGGAATGAATGCTTTAGCGCCAGGTTTAGGTGGATTAATGGGTATGACAGGATTGGAAAGTGCTGCAAATCCATATTTACCAAGAGATGCATCAGGCAATATGCAAACAGGTGGATTTACGCCTTTTCAAGCTTTTAGATATGGATATTTACCAGAAAGGACATTTGAATGATCGGATTAGCAACAGGGCCAGGAGCTTTATTTGGATATTTAAATAATGCATTTAGTAGAGCTAATAATGCTACTCAAAGAA